TTCCTCTATTGGATGGCTATTTGGTATGCAACAAGAGACTTTCTATTTGCCGCAGATGGCAGTTCAGAGAGCTGCTATGTAATCAATCAGTTTGGCATTGAAATTTTTGAGACCGAACAATATGATCGTCGCACCGGCGAACAGTGCATATTGGTTACACCAGCAAACAGTGCTGAAGTACTTGTACTCAAGAGAAGACTGGATGCAAATGAGGCACCCAAGAAACTCGTGTTTACCAGCCTGGATGACGCGCATTTCTTTGCAACCGGAACAAGCGATGCCATTCCAATAGCCTGGTACTGGCAAAAGGAAGATGGCTCGTATGACTTCTGGGATACACCAGGAACGCATCACGTGTTTGGCAAACGATTAAAGCCAGTCACTCCCGAAGTCGCTGCTACCTGGGCGCGGCGACTCGAAGCCAAACAGGAAGAGGCCAGGCGCTTGGCAGATGAGGCCTTGCTGGAATTGCAAATACAGCAACGCGAAGAGAAACAGGAAGAAGAAGACCGCCTGGCAGAGCAGCTTTTACAAGAGGAGCAACAACGTCAGGCAGCAGCGCAACGCATACTCGACGAGGAACAACTTCGGGCCGAGCATCTTTTAAAGATCACACAAGAGCAAGAGCTACGCCGTAAACAGGCCATAGAAGAATTAGCCAGGCGAGTCCCACTTGATAGCCATATCGAACGTGATGGCTGTATGTACCTGAGCGACGGTAGCCTGGTGCTGGGGTTTAATCTTCGGTGTGATGCCAGAGACAGGCAACGAGGGAATTGATATGAGAGGACTGCCTGCAATCGTAATAATTGTGCTGGTCCTTGCCGGTTGCGCAGCACCGTCAGGATATCTCAACTATTTCAAAGAAGGTACGAGCGACTGGCAATATGAGAGCGATTTAATTGCCTGCGGCGCTAGACGCTCATACGGATCACTGGTCTATTATGTCGATAGACTGCCGGCTATCGACAGGTGTATGCGCAGCAACGGGTATATGCTTTACAAGCCTGGTCAAGTAATTTGGGCCAGACAAGGCTGGTCTCAAAAACAACATAAGAGAGATTATAAAGCCTGCGGCGTGAGGTTCCACTCCTACCATAATGTCACCCACGATCTGTTTCAGACCGACAAGTGTTTGCGCGCAAGAGGCTATCAACTGGATATGGTTGACCATCGATTAAGTCTCGATGCCAGGGCGGCACTGACCGGATTTATCGTCATATCAACGGAATGAATCAGCCATGACAGCGATCGACTTGGCAGCAGTATTATTTTATCGGCTGGTTATTTATGTGCCGCCGTTCCTTGCCGGCATGGGCGTTATTGCGGAGGGCTGGATAATTGCCTCTGGGGTTGTCGCTTATGGCATGTCAGCGATGGAAGTTGCGGACAGGTTTGGCGTTGATGATTACCGCGATCTGGGCACAGATGATTTTGCGACACTCGACGGATTCGTTGACTCGAAGAAAGTAAAATACGCAATCCTCATGGCACTCTGCTATGGCATTGGATGGCTGTTTTCCTAACCACTTCTCACAGGAGCAACAATGAAATCAATAACGATTCTACTGCTTGCAATACTGCTTTCGGGCTGCGCCTATCGCATCACGGATATTGATGTCAGCAAGTCCGACCCGCAATGCGTCAGACAATGCACCCAGGACTATTCCTCATGCGTTTCGCAAGGTAACCAGGTCGGCTTCAAGACCGAAACGCTGCGTGCCTGCCGCGACGCCTATTCAATCTGCACCCAGTCCTGTCCAACACAACAGGAGTGAGCGCATGATTCGCAACATCACGATGTTGCTGTGACCGACCGTGACTGACATCCAGTTCGCGGTAGTGAAGTAGTCGCTCAGTACCACCTTTTCGATAGTGTTTAAACCAAAGGAGCAAGAACATGACCGAAGAAGAAGCGAAACAGAAGTGGTGTCCGTTTGTGCGTAATGTTGACTCTGATAACACGATATATACCAATCGAGACCCTCGTGTTGCAGATGAATATAACCACAACTGCTTAGGCTCCGCGTGCATGGCATGGCGCAAGCACGTGAAGATCGGAGAAGGTTATTGTGGATTAGCCGGTAAACTGTGAAACGGAGCGTTGCCGCCATGTCAGCCCGTATCGGGCGTTCCGTACACCCCCATAGCTACGCTGCGGCTACAACTGCCTCGTTGAGAACCCGCTGTACCGTGCCGGTGCCAATCCCCAACTGCTTGCCTATCTTGAGGATCCCCAGGCCCTTAGCACGCAGTGCCAATATCTGAGTCTCAGTCTCACCCGATACTTTGGGACGGCCCAATATTTTGCCGTTGCTCTTCGCCCTGGCCAGCCCAGCCTTCACACGCTCACTGATCATCGAGCGCTCGAACTCGGCAAACACTCCCATCATCTGAAACAGTGCCCGGCCTGCCGGCGTCGAGGTGTCCAATGCCTGCTGATGCAAGTACAGCTCAATATCCGCAGCGTGCAGCTCTTGCAGAAAGTCCACCAGGTGCCGTAGGGAGCGGCCCAGCCGGTCGACAGACCAGGCAGCCACCATATCAAACTCATGCCGAACGGCGCCCTTGAGCAGCCTGTCAAACTGTGGTCGGCTGTCACGGCCCTTAGCCCCGGAAATACCGCTGTCATCAAATACCTGCACAATCTCGTGGCCGGCACGCTTAGCCCACAGCGTCAGTTGGTTAATCTGATTCTCGGTAGTCTGCTCATTGGTTGATACACGAACGTAAATAGCAACTCGCACAACGCTTCTCCTATGACCGGAGTACAGTATACAATAAACGCCCGTTTACGGTATACCTGAAAAGCCCTGAATCACAGAAATAAGTCGTTGATTCTATACACCATAAAAGACCCGCTCAGTAAGGGTTTTCGGTATGGGGTAATTCATCAGGAACGAGCTGCTTTACACTGCAAGCAGGAGTTGGGATAGGGGTACAGGCTGATCGTGCGTTGTAGGGCTAACCCTGTGGCTCTAATGGTAAGGTAACGGGATACTGTCCGACCAGCCAATGGCACGGCACTGTGATCAAGTCACAGTTGGACTGGCAGATCGGTATACCTATGCGGATTCAAAATTACATTATGGGAACAATCAAATGCCCGATTCACTGTCCAATCACGCCCATCTGAGCATTGCTGAAATGTTTGAATGCTGGCTAGAGCACCAAGCTGACAATTTAACCACCGAACAAGTACAGGAAAGATGGCCGACCTATTATATCGGTTCTGCGTTCATGTTAGCGGCCATCGTTGACTTGCTCAAGAATGGTGACTCCAAAAAGATTAAAGCCGAGCAAATGGACACCTGGATCGAGGAATGTAAGCAAATAAACAGCTCCCTGCTTCCTTCACACAAGAACCTGATGTAGCCCTTATAACTTTTAGTTATGTGATCCGATCACATTTGGGACAACAGATCGGCTTACCTATACGCTTTCTAAAATTACTACCGGAGCAATCAATGACAGACTCGCGACCTAATTACGCACATGTCAGCATAAAAGGGATTTTTGAATCCTGGTCAGAGCATAGATCTGACGATTTAACGCCGACAGAAATACAAGATAGCTGGCCAGTCTTTTACCAGGGCTCGGCCTACATGCTGTTTGCTATTCTCGACTTAATCAACAGTGGAGAATCTAAAGAGATTATCAATGACCAAATTCAGTCATGGCTCAAAGATGGTCGGCAACATTCAATTTTGCTTGGGTCACAAGAATGACGATAATCCCGTAAGACTTCCCTAATACTTGTCAAAATTGTTATCGGTGCTTGTGATAACCGGCGTGCAGTGGCGCATCCCCTGCACTGCCACCGTATCTCGGACCAGTAAGGTGACTATCGCCATAAACGCTCACCGCTCGATACGTCCAGTCCGGTGCTTTCCTGATACTCACCGCAAACGTCAGTGCCAATGCATCGCCCTCGTCCGGTGACGACAGGCCGCGCTTCTTGATGTCCTCTTTCTTTTCCAGCAACAGCCGACTGTTTGGGTCGTACTTGTATCCAGGCGCCATTAGATCAGCGTGCAAGCTATCTGAATCCGGTATTCGGCACGGCGTACTATCCAGCCAATCACGCATCAAATCCCACATCTCTGACCGCTTGTTGTGGTATTTATCCGCATCCATTGCCTTGCCACCGAAGTTGACCTCTTCGACCTTTTTCTCATAACCCCGGTGCTTCAGTATGTCGATAGTGCCAGCGCCACCGCCGGCGTCAATACAGATCATGTCCGGATTTTCATCTTCAATAATCTTCACACAGATATTGGCAATCTCTACATTGTCCAGGCCACTGTATGACTTCAGCCCATAAGCAACCCGACCACGACGCCGAATAATAGAGGTTCGGTCCTTGCCAAAACGTGCCGGATCCACACCCACAATCAACGGTATGGACTTCTCCTCGGTTGCGACAGTGTCTTTCCTCGCACGCATAATTGGCAACGCTTTTATCAGGCTGTCTTCACCCGCAGTCTGAAAAGCCTCGGTTGAATTAGCCGGGTACTCCTGCATAAACTTGACCTGGCCCATCTCGTTTCTGCCGAGCTCGGCAATCTTGCCGCGGCGCCAAACCATCTGGTCAAGATCAAGGCCGTAACTCTCCATATAGGACCGCTCGTCAGGCAACAGCTCAAAGCCCTCTGGCACACGATCGCGATATTCGTCCTGCCAAAACCACGGTACAAAGATCGCTATATACGGCGATTCACCGCGTTCGGCCGCCTGCCATTCCTTGTGAAAGAAATTGCCCATGCCATACGCAGTGGATTCCAAAATGGCCTCGGTGCCGTCCTCTTTCGGAATGGCCTGCATAATACCGGACGTATGTTCCTCAGCATTTCTCCATTGAGCAACCTCGGAGCCGTGAAACAGTTGGATGGTCGCCGACCGACCTACAAATTTGTTGCCGGCCGTGCCGACCTTATAGCCACTGTCCAGCGCCGCAAAGCGCAACTCTTTAGTGTTCTGCGTATTAACACCGAGCTTCATAGCCTCTGGCAAGTTGTCCAGGAAGCGCCGCGCCATTTGATAAATGTTGGTCGACGCCTGATCCTCGTGCGTCAAAATATAGGTCTGAATGCCTTTATTCCACACCGTTTTGTGAAAGAACCGGGCCTCTACATAGGTTGAACAACCCTGTTGCCGCCCTTTCAGAATGAGAGCCCGGACCTTGCCGGTGTCTTTCTTCTGTCGTTCCAACGAATCGTGAATATGCAGTTGCGCCCGATTCAGAACCAGTGGCTTGATTGCACCCGACTTGGTACGGATCTGTAATAGCTTCTCCGCATAGTAGACGAAGTCAGTGCTGAGTAGGTCGAGGCTCTGCCGGATCTCTTGTGTCAGTGCTTTCATGTAGATATGCCGTCAATACGTCATCAAAGTTGTGGACGGTGACGTCCTTGTTGTCCCGCCACAGGTCCGGTTGTCGATTACGCAGCCATAACGATGCTGCCCGAGTATCTGCTGGAACGTGTTTCGTGGTAACAACTACACTGGTCGCCTGAACCGTATCCGTACCACCGCCTTTATTCCCGCTGACCTTTTTTTCCTCGTAGTCATAGCCACAAGCCCGCTTGTACATACTTTCGGCCACCGCACCATCGGCTATTTCCTTACCCTCGGCTATGGACTGACAAAATTCTGGATAGTCCAGTTTCCATCTGTTGATGGTTCTCTCATTAACTCCAAAGAAATCAGCAAGATGTTTGTCCGTATACCCGAGCAGGCATAGTTTCCTGGCATGATCTGGCATGGTATCGGGATCGTACACTGATGGTCGTCCTGCTGGCATTGTTATCGCCTAGTACGTGACTGCATTATCAATGATTCTACGCTGTTGCAGCCGTTGCGGGCAACTCCTCGGACTCTGATCGGCCTGGTACAGTTTCAATTTTAGAGGATTGCGGTTTTGCTGTCATTTTCAGCTTGCAGCAGAATGAGGTTTTGCTTGCATTCATCCATCCATAATTTGAACTGCTCGTCCCTTGATTGTTTGGTTTCGGTTTTATTGCTGAGCAATTCGAGCATAGCCAATAGCATCAGGCTTGAGCCCTGGTAGAAGATCGGCCACCGCTGTTGTCGGTCTTCAGGCGTACAGTCTTCAATTTGCATTGCTATGTATTCATCGAATATGTCCGCGATGGTGATGTGCTTTGATTCCAGGTCTGTCATCAGGTGCTATCCCAGTTAGCGATCAGTGGCATGAATGTTGTACCGCGGTACGACATCTCATCTGTTGGTCTACCCAGGCCCTCGTCCGAGGTCTTTCACCCGTGCGTTGGTGCCGATATTGGCCGCATGATTCAGCCGTTGCTGATGTGCCACGCTGGTCATGTGCTGTCTTTCCGACTGCGTCCGGCTGATCGTATGCCGTGCGGAGGCGGTTGCATGGTTCAGTTGGCCGATCAGGTTACGCACGGTGTTGATTTCGATTTTGCGTTCCTGGGCAGCAACCTGCTCACGTCGGCGTTGAATGCGGTTCTGTGCTCCTTTTTGTATGAATGCCAGCCGCCATTTTTGCTCGTCGGCCTTTTCATCCTCGGCTTTGTATTGAGCCGCCTGCACCATTTTTTTCAGACCACTGAGTTTGTCCAGATGCCGGGATCGTTCCGCGTCACGCAGTTGAATCAATAAAAATGCTTGCTCGGTTTTTGACTGGCCCATAACGCGCATTCCTCTCTTGTTGTTACTCAAACTTATTCCCACGGTCATTCATGTCAGAGCGCACAAACCCGCTGTCCCTGTCTCGCGACGGTCAGCAGATGAACCTGCTGCTTGTTCGATTCAGTAACGAACGGTCATTCATGCTGCCACACACTGATGCGCACAACTTGTTCCCGCAAACGGACGCTTAGACCTAAGCGCAAGGATGTTCAGAGCAGCGTTCACGTCGCGATCATGAACCGCGCCACAGTCGCACTGCCATCCTCTTACAACAAGCCCGTCCGAACCTGCAGGACCCGTGAGGGCACCGCATTCGCTGCAAGCTTGCGTGGTATATGCCTCGTTAACGGTTTCAACGGTTCTGCCGGCGTACTCGCCCTTGTATTGCAGTTGCCGCTTGAGCTCACCATGACTCGAATCGCGTTGCGACTTTGCCGAGTTGCCGGATCCGAGAAAGGCCAGGCTCACACCACCGATAACGATGTGCTGATATTGATTGACGAGCTGCCTGGAAAACTTATGCAGGGCATCTTGCCGTCGTCGTTTGATTTTCCTGTGCAGGCGCTTGGCCTGCTTCTTGTGTCCGCGTCGCTGCAATGCCGCGAGGCTGGGCTGTTCGTCGCGGTAATACCGCCCAGCAGGAAATGTCAGACCATCACTTGTCGTTGCTGTGTTTTTCAAGCCCAGATCGATACCGACGGCCATCCGCTCAGGTGCCGGAGTGGAGTCCTGGCATTCATACGGCAGGCACAGATACCAGTCACCGACGGCATCTTGTGCAAAACATCCCTGCTTCCATTTGACGTTATCGAGTAAGTGAGACTCAAACACGCGAATGCTTTTCCCACAGAACCTCACACCAATACCGGTGCGTCTGATGGTCGCTGCCTTGAAGGGTATCCAGCCGAGCGATCGCCGGCTTCCGCGTGAGACGCGCCAACGTAGCCTGAGCTTCTTGAATTGACTGCGCTTGGCCGCGTACTCAACGTTGACACATTGAATCGTGTCAGCACCTATGCGTTCAAATTCTGCTGTCGCACCGGCCGATAAATTATTCAGGTCAAAGCCGGACAGCCACTTTCCAGGACCAAAGTATGGCCGTCTCGCTTTCGTGCTGGTTTCATTGGCCCAGTTCCACACCTGGTTGACCTCCACAGCCGCCTTGTTCAGCCACGCATGCGCGTTAGGCTTCACCTTCAGCCGAAAGGTTTTTATCTGTTTGCGGCAATCAACATGACTGGTCATCGTTTATTTCTCTCGCGCCTTGCCCTAGTTGATCGTTAGGTAACGTCACCCTTAGCTCCTTTTGAGCTGCTTATTATACCAAACACAGCCGCTTTTCGCTGACAATCCGGAGCTGCATTGCCTGTCGCGATCGAGGCGTAGATAGGACAAAGCCCCACCGAAGCGGGGCTTATTTTAACGACGCCGGCAGCTTGTCATCGCCCTCCGGTGCCTGCGACGGGGGTGGTTACCCGCTGCCTTAAAAGCTTGGTTTTACCCAAGAATCGGGAGCTATGCTAAAGCAAATCCCAATAAGTTTCAATTTTTGATCAGTTCTGCATCGTAGACAACGACGCTGCATTCATCGAGGTATTTATTCAGATCAGGCGTGTGTGGATCGTCTGGCCCGCGCCTTCCTGTCAGATCCAGAGACAATGGCAAGAGTGTCTGTAGTCGACTTTTCATTTCATCCAAATCCCATGAAATAATGGGCATGCCCTCTGCATCGCCAGGCAATGGCGAGACTTCCACAGCAACATCAATATCCTTATGCTGTCTCGTCACACCGTGTTTCAAACATCCGCCGAATAGGTACGCCTTCGTCACCCGCGGCTCTGTGCTTGCCCAGTCATTGATGATTGCGATCAGCTCGACCGTCGACATGAGCGGAGTATTATCGTTTATGCCGTGCCCTCTGCGGGCATCATATCAAGCAGTTGAAGTTGTGCGTTCTCGTCCCCGGCAGCCGCCGCCTGGCACAAAGAATCCGTCGCATTCTCGTAAGCGTGATTCTCACCGTGCATTAACACCATCAGCAACTCATCCGATTCGGCCAACTCCAGGCATAAACAATGCGGGCAGATACCGAGAAAACTGGCTATCGAGAAAATTGTGATATATCCCGCTGCAACCGCCTCTTGCAGGTCTTGTACGTCAATTGTTGTCATTGCTTGGGCAGAACCTTGTGTGTGTTCCGGACCGTCTTCGTCTATG